GATTATGTATCGTTCTTGAACATGCATAATACCCATTCACACCATGCTCAATCCATATATGTGTTAATTTATCTAAATTTATCCATTCTGTTTTTCCAAGATCATTTTCGATATCAATCCACATTTTCATATCCTTCTATTACTCCAATACATCATCGACTATTTCACTATCACTCAATCCCTTTTGCCATTTCTCTAGCTTCTATATGTTGTCTTAACCATACGTTTTGACAAATCTTTCTAGCTGCATCTTCATTCAATTGATATTTCTTCATTACAAGTATAGTAGAAATCTTCTTGAATTTTTTTAATTCCGTATAGGCTCTATCGCTTAAATCTTCTATGAATACTGTGTCCATTCCTTTGATCCCGATCCCTTTTTCTTTTTTGTCGTCATCCATTTTTCATTACTCTTTTGAATTGTTTGTGTTTTTCTGCATGTATCAGTGCAAAATATCTGTGTATTATGATACGCGTTAAATAATAAGTTGCAGCAGGGACAAGTTTTTTTAATGTTTTGATTGTAAATAGGCGTATGCTTGTTTGCGCAAGACAAACAGCGTATTTGATTAGGTGAATTTTTAGAAGTTTTTTTGCTGCAAATGCAACAAATTATTTCTCCAAAATATTTTGTAGGAACATTTGACATTTTTGATCTGTTTAGTTAAAGGTAAAAGAAGAAAATAGACTTGAAATTTATCACATTTAGCGATATCAGTCATTATGCTGCTTGTTGCTCTGTATTTATTCGTGTACTCGCTTCAGCTTGTCTAACAGATGATCCTGTTGCTTCTGATTCTTTCATTGCTGCTTCTTCTTGTCCCATTTGCATTGTGTTTTGACGCTCTTGTATGTTTAGAATGAAATCAGCTAACTTCATCAATCTGTTTTCGTCTAGTTCATCAAATTCTTTCAAAGCCTTTGCAGTAGTAAGTTGTGCATTAGCCACATCTTGTGATGCTAAAGCCATATGATGTCTAGCTAGACCAAAATCTGAAACAGCCCTTGCTTTTTTCTCTTCTGCTCCCGCAAAGTCTGATTGCGCTTTAGCTTCAAGCGATCTTGCTAACATTTGTTGCTGCTGCATTGCTTGCATAGTTTGCGCTTGCTGTATTTGTGCTGCTTGTTCAGATTTTTGTTTAGACATCTCTGTTAGTTTTTTCTTATCTTGCAGTGATGATAGCTCTAAAATATAGTCATCCGGAATTGAATCAGGCATAAGTTGCTTCATCTGAATTGCTTCAAGCAATTTACGAGATCTTTGCGATTCTGTCATTTCTCCCTCAACTACAGCACTATTGAACTTTTGGAATTCTTTATCAAAGAAGTGTTCACTAGCCGGCTTGCCAAGAATGTGTGCAACTTTACCCTCTGAAAAGTTATTAACTATTAAATCATCAAATATTTCTGTCACATTAGTTTGAAAAGCGTTTAATCGATCAAATATACTTCTTAATCCAGTTAGTCCGGCTCCCATCTTTAATTTCATCAAGATTCCTGACATCTCTTTTGCACCCATATTTTGAGCAAAAAGCTCTTCAGGTCCCACGATATCCATGATCTCTTTTTCGATTGATTGTATTAGTTCTAACCATCCCTGACCAACCGGGGGAGGAGCAAATGGCACCATGTCCGTTTGTAGATTTGCTGAGTTTTTGAAGAACATTACTCTTCCAGGTCCCTGCATAAAACCATCTTCAGGATTAACTAAAGCGTCCTCTTTTACTGCTATACCGCTTTGAACTTGTGCATCAAGCATATCTAATAGCCTATTGCGACGCCTGTTCGTTTCAATTTGCGGATCTCTAATATTTCTCACTAATCCGAAGAATCTGTATGCATAGTTTTGAATTTCAGGAAACATATAAGCAATACTAGCACCGAAAGGCATCCTATCAAGGCCCCAAGGCGACTGTTCTTCATACATGAGATTGTTATTAACAAGAACATAATGCTTAATAGTAGGAACTCTTGCCTTAATAAGTTTTACGTTGGGGTTTATTTTCATCAGAAGCTGAAATTGTTCTTTTGTACCGTTCCAAGGTGCTACTTCACCAGATTTTGTATCAAGTAATTTTCGTTTTGTTTTGTAGTCTTGTACCCAGTATTCATCATATGCGTACATTTGCACATTGTATTGATACCAGTTTTGAGCTAAGTACTGGAATTTACCATCCATACTTGCATAGCCTGTTTGCAAAGCAGGAACTTGATTTGATGCTCCAGGGAATATACCATCTATTTGACTCTTAGTTAAATATTGTCTTGTCCATATTCTTCCACAATCGGAAAGATCTGGCTTAGTCCAATATGGGTCCATGATAAAGCTTGAAAAGGGCAACCTAGCAGTACAAATCTTTCCGTTTTCCGGATCTTCGCGAAAATCCATATACATAGATAAAAGATTGAGACCGCAAATATTAGAACCCTCAAAGCAATCAGATATCTTATCATATGTATTGTCTTGTCTCATTGCCCAATTAAGAACAGTTGATTTCTGATCTGCTGTCTCTCCCAAATCAGGGTCATTATCAGCAGCTACAATAACAGATTGTAAGCGATTATCTCTTTGATATCCGCCAACCATGTTTATCAATCTAATGATCTTATTATATACTAGCTGCTTCTTGTTCTGATAATTCGTCCCATAAAAGTTCGATTGATCATCTTGAATACCCACTACAAACTTAGTATCTCTATCCGCTTCATACCAAAATTGCTGCATAAGCGATTGCGATTGCTGCCAAAAGTCGTTTAGCTCTCTTGATACAGGATTGGATGTTGTATTCATTTTGTCCTTAATTTTACATGTAAAACGGATTTACATTGCTATTTGTTTTTAATTGTTAGTCTCTTATAACATTTATCTAATCTAATTCACCCTGTCGTAGAGCTGGACTTCTCGACCAATTGTAAGTTTTCTTAACACAGTTTTCACAGCATTTGTTATGATAGTTAACAGATATAGTGCGTCTATATTTGCAGTGATCGCAAAGTATAAACTTATATGCTATGACTGCGTCGGGCTGCCAGGGTATATCTAAAGTTAATTCTTCTCCAAGTGTTTGTCTCATAATTACCTCTTGATGTTTTAATGCATATATTCAAGCAATTCTATTCATTCTTTCATGTAAACGACGTAACTTTAGCTTTAATAGTATTTCTTCTCTATGAGTTATGTAATATTTCTTTTGATATCCTTTGTGCTTTTCTAAATATTCGTAGTAGTATTTCCTTAATTTCTCTCTATTTTTCTTGTTGTATTCTCTTTTGTATTCTCTTTGTCTTTCTTTTATCTTATCAGCGTTTATACTTTGATACTTAAGGCTATAAGCATTTATTTTATCCTTGTTTTTGATATAATATTGCCGATAATATTCGCGTCTTTTATCAATATCCAAGGTATTTTTGCCTCATCTCTTTTATAGTGTCTGGTGATAAACGTCTTTGATCGCCTATCTCTTTAACACCTATGCAAGCCATTCTAAATGCATCAGCTCCATGACTATATCTATCATGTAAAGGCTCATCACTATATGTCTTTAAAATATCGTTATACTTCTTGCGATACATATCTAAGCAAAGGATGCCATGCTTACAAGCTTTCTCATCAAAAACACAGTTGGGCAAAGTTGCTCTTACGCATTGTATGCCCTCTTCTAATCCGTAGGCTCTACCATCTTTAATAACGGGAGTCATCTTATATCCAAGCTTTTCCGCTATCTCTAATCGAGATATCCCGCTTGTGAACTCGCGATTGCGCATATCATGAGGTACATAATGTGTGCCCCATACAATAGCGTTAGCAGTACGAAACTTATCAAGATAGTTGATATAGTGCTCAAGACCAACACCGTGATTTTCATAGTAATCAATGAAGTTTATCCTACCATTAACAAGGCATTGAAAGGTCCATATACTTGAACTATCACCAACCCCAATATCCCAAGCAGTGCACACAGGGATATCACGACTGATATTAATGCGACATATTCGCTCATCGTCTCTTGCTGCTTGTATTTGTTTTCCATAGTATGATCCTTCTGCCCCTCGAGTAAAGCTACAATAGTATTCTTGCTGAATCCAGTCCTCTGGCATTCCTTCAGCTCTCTTAGACTCAATAAATGATTCTCCAAGTATTCCAGTGTCTTCGATTGTAAGTAGTGAGCTAAAGTATGAGTCTTTGAGCGGATTCTTTATGTCTTTATGTGCTGTCTTAGCATATTCGAGCAAATTGTAGAAGTGATTGCGACCGTTGGGAGTACTGAGAAATAATGCTACACCATCGTTTTGAGATAATCGAGGTTCAACTGTATCCCAAGCTTCTTTCATCATAAAAGAGTATTCGCTCAAGATAATACCAACAGGATTCATTCCCCTTGCATTTTCAGCGTTTCTACCATCAAAGCCCATTAAATGATATTGTGAGCCATTAATTAGCTTTACGCTCATCTCTGATCCATTCATAGATTCGACTAGCTCAGGAGGAAAATGATCCAGGTAGCCCATCGGTTCGCCGTCATCAGTATCATGTACGCCTTTCCATATAGCACGCTTTGCTTGTGAATACTTCGGGAATCCATGTATGTATACACCAACACGTTTCATCATTAAGCAAATCAACGCATTAAGACCGAATAGATCTTTACCAGCTCCTCGATGCCAAGCGCATACAATACGCTTCTTATTATACTTAAATATGGCTTCCCACGCGTCTCTCT